AACATACTTCTTGTTAGCTATGTGATCATCATTAGTAGGAACTTGTTGCATAGTTCCCTCCATAGAATGAATATTCTTTCTAACAGCATAATCGTCTAGAATTCCTTTACTCTTTTGTCCCTCGCTAAACTGAACATTAGACTTTTTAGCATCAAAAGTATTCTCTATTTTTCTCTTTCTTCCCATGAAATAACTAAGAAATAAAACTATATAAATTTAACTTTGTGTTAATAAACCTAGATTCTGTAATTCAGTAATAACATTATCAACTGTTTTTCCAGTTCCAGTAGCTAAAACTGGTGGAGTAATAGGAGTTAAGCCTACTCCAAATTTCTCAGTTCTTAATTCAAGAACAGCTAAAGTATCTTCAACTGGTGTAGCCATTATGCAGCAGCCCTCGCTATTGTAACAGTTAAGTCTCCAGCACCCATTTAATTCTCCTTTTTAGATTTAGTTTCTTTAGGTGGGTTTAAAGAATCAGCGTATGCTTGTTCATCAGCGACTATTGTAGGCTGTGAATCCATCCATTCATTTTCTTTTAGTAAATCATTAGCTTCATTTAAGATTCTAATCTTAGCCCATTTCTTTCCTCTAGTAATTTGTGATTCTTTAGCCATTTTATTTTTAAGCGTCTACATCAATATTAGTTATTGTGTAAAGAGCTTGAGGGTCTGTAATTTGAATGTGTCCCATTTCCCAACATCTTATCTTAATACTTACTCCAGGATCATCTATAATGGCAGAAGTTAAAGGAACTACTTGTTTCCATGTAGCTGCTCTATTTCCCATTACTATCATAGCTTCATCAGCGTCGACACTTGTAGATTCTATAATCTTTAATCCACAAATCTGACCTACTACTCCATTACTAACAACATCAGCAGTCTTAAAACTAGGGTTGTTTATTACTTTACTATTTCTAAGTAAAGAAGCATAGTCTACTGGTTTAACTAATAAGAATCCATTTTGTTTAACATCATAGTGGTTTGTAGTCATTGCTCCAATTCCAATAAGAATGTCATCTATTGGAGATCTATTTGCAATAGTAGCTGAATCCCAATCATCAATAGCAGCAACAACACCACTGGTAGATGTAGCAGCTGTTAATTGAGCGTAAATATAAAGTTCTTCAGAATTAACAATAGCTTCAGCACATCTAAATAAACTTCTAGCTTGAGTATTAATAGCATTAGTTTTTAGATCTTCGTAGAATATTGTTACTTGTCCCATAAATTTCTTTTGAATAGTAGACACCTTAGTCCATGATGGATGTAGTTCAGGTGGTAAAGCTCCTCTAGCAACATCTTTTATATCTCTATTTCCTCCAGCAGTTAGTGGAGTATTAGTTTCTCTGTAATAAGATTCAGTCCAGTTTGAACTTCCCTCATTTAATAGAACTTGTTTTAACTTATACATTTTATTGGCAAAGCCTTTTACAGCTCTTTCAATATTTTCTCCTCTAATGTCGATCTCTCCAATAGTATCAGCCATTATTCACTTTCCTCCTCAGAATTTTCATCAACAACTTCTTCAGCTTCTTCAGCAGCTTCAACTTCTGCTTCTTCTTGTTTTGTTTCTTCATCTGTCATATATTTTAGTAGTATTTGTTTTATTTAAATGTTTGCTTTTTTATCTTTGTTTACCTACATTGATTAAAACTGCTCCAGTTCCATTATTACCAACAGTCTCTAGTGCAATTCCAACTATTTCTGCACTGCCCTCTACTGTATTATCGTCGGCAACATTAACTTCATTAGCAGCTGCTCCTGTTTTTACCGGTGCTCCTAATACCATAGTTTCACCAGCTCCACATGTTAAGTCAGCAATACAATGTGTGATTAATCCCATCTTTGTTACTCCATCACTTGCAGTTTTTTCACAACTTGCAATTCCCATAAAATATTGTCCCTCAGCACTTGTAGCTGAAACAGTTTGTGGACTAGAAGATAAATACATTAAAGTTCCTTTAGGAATAGCAGCCCCAGCAGCAACAGTGAATTCAACAATGTCACCTTTATTTCCTAGAAGTGTTATATTAGAAGATTCGTCAGCCATTATCTATTGACTAATACTGCTTGTGTTCCAGTTGTAGCAGTTTCTAACCCAATTCCAACAACTTCGGCTGCTTTAGCGACAGTGTCGTCATCAGCATTAGCAACAGTATTTACTCCTGAGATTTTTTGTGGGTAGCCTAGAGTTCCTCCAGCACTGTTTTTGATTTCAGCAACACAGTGAGTTATACAAGACATTTTAGTAATTCCGTCAGTAGCTGTTTTTTCAGATGCAGCAATTCCTACAAAGAAATTTCCATCAGCTGCACTTATTTTAGCAGTTTGTGGAGAACTATCCATCACCATAAGACTTCCTTTCGGTATTGCAGTTCCAGCTGCTACTGTATATTCTACTTGATCTCCATTATTTCCTAGTAAAGTTATTATTGTTGCTTCGTTTGCCATAAAAAGAATAAAGAAAAGAAATATATAAATGTTTGCTTTTTAGCCTACTCCAATAGGAACAGTAGATTTAGCTTCTTTTTTAGGTTTTATCGTCGCTGTTGGGAGTTTTTTAAGCTCTTTTTCTAGTAATTCCTTTAGAAAGCTATTAACTAAAATCCCCTCATTAGCCATTTTTAAGCCCATTTCATGAACTCCAATACAATTACTAACAGCTAAAATTTCAGCTTCTAATTGTTCCCTAGTGAGAAAAACCATCTGCTTTTAATGGGTCTACTTCTCCTCTTTCAAGAGCTTCAGCATACTCAGTATCAGTTAGAACTTTAGGTTTTTCAGTAGCAGACATTCCAGATCTTCCTCCTACCATTTGTTCAGCATGTAGTTTCTCTTTTCTTTCTTGTAATGCTAATTCTTCTTTTAAGAGTTCTGCTTTTCTGTCGTTCTCAGCTTTAGCCTGTTCAATGAGATTTGGTTCTCTCTCAGTCCCAGCATCTTCAGTTTTAACTGTTTCTGTTTGTTCAGTAGGTGTTGTATCTTTGACAACTTCCTGTGTCTTTTCATTTTGTTTATTTTCCATTTGTAATTCCTCCTTTCATTGTTTGTTCAACACGCCTTAAAATTCTGTTGTTGTTCTCTACTACTTTCAACATACTTCCATTAGTCTTTAATTTATCATACATTAATATTAAACAAATTACTACTGGAAATCCAACTTCTTTTATCATTACAATCATATTCTCAATCATTTTTTACCACTTGTCTTGGCTGTCATCTCACTTTTTTTAGCAGCCCCAGTTTTTTTATCTTTAGCTTGATCATTAGCTAAGTCCATTGCAATACTTGCAGGAAATTCAAAATTAACTTCTAAGCCTAGTTGTAGTTTTATTTGTTCTTCTAAGAAAAGTTGGTGTTCCTGGACAGATTGTTCAAAAGCGAAAACTAACATCTTAGCACTTGCTTCAACAGTCTGCTTTGCACTTCCTAGAATNACATCNGGAACATTAGTTGCTTGATAGAAATATTGGTTAAGAGCATCTATCCATGGTAACGGATCTAGAGTTGAGTATTGAGGAACACTTACTCTTTCTGCTTCTGCTGCTCCCTTTGGAATATAAATGTTTTCAGAATTAGCAACTGTTAAATCTGCTTTAGCTTTGAAAGCATTAATCTTTGTTGTGTCGTCAGTATCTAATTGCCAAATCCATAAAGGTTTTACATATCTGTGAAAAACAGTTTTCATATCATCCATAGCTTCATTTCTTGCTAAGATAATATTCTCTAGTCTAGTTATAATTGAGGTTCCATGGAATTGATCTCCAATAACATCCCATGCTAAATGAAATATCTCATTAGGTTTAAATGTAATTGGTTGTTTCTCACTTCCCATTGAATATTCATATCTACTTATCATTCCACTAGCGTCGGCAATAATAGACATCTTCCCAGCATTTAATGGTTTAACATTAATTAACTTTCCACTTCCAGGAGAATATCTTATTAATCCTAGAGAGAGTTTACTTGCTACATTTTTTATTTTATCCCCTATTGTTTTCTCTCTTATAATCTCACAATAAGAATCTCCTGTTCCCATGTAAGTCTTAATACAATTTTTTATTACCTCATTAAAACTTTGTTTTCCACTTCCAACAATGGTATCTAGAATTGCTTTACTTCCTTTGTAGCCTTTACCAACTGTCCATTTAGCCATAGCATTTTGTGTAGATCTTAATTCAGGAATTTTAGATATGTATCCCATCTGTTGAGCGAATTTAGTATTTTGATATTTGTATTCTTTAGTTCCATCAGGAGAATCTAGTTCTATTGTATCTACAGAATAGTCATCAACATTATTAGTCATATCTCCTACACTTGCTTTGCTTATTGCTCTTTCTCCCATATTATATTGTAGTTTCCATCTTATTTATATTTATCTATTCGGATTCTATTTCTGTTGTATAAAGTATTCTTGCTCCAAATATTAAATCATTATTATCTAATGCTTGAACTTCTAAAATATAACTCCAATTATTATTATCTACTATATGATTTACAGTTGTATCTTCTGTTCCTACATTTGCTGTAGCTATTGTTTCTCCAGGAGTGTTATCATTACTCCACTGAGTAAGAGTATATGTTTCTCCAGT